GATCAAGGACATGTCCTCGGCGTCTGTGGCGTTGCGCGGCCAGCTCAACGGTCAGGTTACGAACTTGCAGGCCGTGGTTGAGGCCAACGGTGGGCTGTCGGAGAGCACGGGCAAGGCTCGCGCGCAGATGGTCACGATGCGTCAGCAGATCATCGACAACGCGGTCGCGCACGGTGTGAATCGTGCCGCTGTTACCGCGTATGTCGACAAGTTGTTGTCCATCCCCAAGAGTGTCCCGCCAACGAAACTGGACGTGGAGAAGACCGCCGCTGAGGCGAAACTTGAGGCTTTCCGTGTCGCGTCCGTTGCTGCTACACAGAACCGAGCGATGGCTGTGCGCGCGGACATTGGCCAAGCGATGACCTCTATCCAACGGTTGCTGAGCATTATTCCCGCGCAGCGGACGGTCACCCTGTACATCGCCGCAGGTGCATCGTCGGCGCAGGCGCTGAACTACATGAACGCCATCAACAAGCGCGCCAATGGTGGCATCACCCCCAACGCCGCGGGTTCGATCACCGCCTACGCGGGTGGTGGGGAGAACCACGTCGCGCAGATCGCCCCCGCCGGCGCCATGCGGTTGTGGGCTGAACCGGAGACCGGAGGCGAGGCGTACATCCCCCTCGCGGCGTCCAAGCGCGCCCGGTCGACCGCCATCTGGGAGGAGACCGGCAAACGGCTCGGCGTCGGCGGTTCTGGTAGTGGCTCAACCTCGGTCAAGGTGTTCATCGGCGACCGGGAGTTGACCGACATCGTCCGTGTCGAGGTTGACGGTCACACGCAGGCACTGACTGACGCCCTTGTCTACGGAGGTCACTGATGCCCGCGACCCTGGTTGTCACCCCGGAGTTGACCAACGTCCCGCCGCGGGTCCGCCTCGACGTGACGATCCCCGGTGGGGCTGGCGTCTCCGTCCTCATTGTGCGCCTCGACCCGGATGGTCGCACCCAGGCCGTGCGCCTAGCCGATCCTGCTGTGATGACGGGCTTGGCATGGGTGGGCTACGACTACGAGGCGCCCTACGGCGCGTCAGTGATGTACTCGGCCACAGTGACCTACACCAACCCCGGCACCATCGTCGAGTCCGCCTCTGCGTGGGTCACTCTCGCTGTCGTTGACGTGTGGTTGATCCACCCTGGTGTCCCTGCCCTGTCGATGCTACTGGCCAAGGTGAAGTCACTGGACGGGCGTACCCGGCCCGTCAACCGCGGCGTGTTCCAGCCTTTCGGGCGCACCAACCCGATCGTGGTCACCGATGGGCGCCGTAAGGCTGTGCAGTCGCAGCTGGTGATCCGCACCCGCACCCTCAGCGAACTTGATGCGCTGATCGCGCTCACTGATGATGCCGCTGTGTTGCTGCTCAACGTCCCCGCCTCGCTCGGATGGGGTGTCAGCAACGAGTACGTGAGTCTGGGTGACCTTGTGGAGTCCCGCGAGGCTGACAGGTTCGCCGGTCTGCCCTCTCGCATCATGTCGGCGCCTTACCTCGTCGTCTCCCAGCCTATTGGTGGCAGCCAGTCGCAGCGCACCTACGCGGACGTGCTGGCCGAAGCTGCCACGTATCAGGACGTGCTCAACACTCGGGCCACATACCTCGAACTGCTCGCCCCGACGTCGTAGGGATCACCATGGCCACGCTCGCACAGCGGATCACGTTCGCAGGAAACGCTACAGCCTCCGGCCGCATTCAGATGGCCGTCATCCTGACCGCGCTGACTGTCGCGGCCGAGCCGCGCCCGAGCGATGACACCCCCTCAGATGACCGCGCCCGGATGAACGTGCGCCGGTCCTTCGCCCGCGAGGTGTTGAAGGACCCTGTTGCGGCTGCTCCCCGGATGGGCTGGGTTCTGGCCGGTACGTCCCTGGTGGACATTACCTCTCCCGTGGATGCCGACTTCCTGGCTGCGGTCGCCTCGGTCTGGGACGCCTTGGCTGGGGCATAACCCGTGTACCCGGTCTCCGCGAAGTTCCTTGCAGCCGTCCGGAGCGGTCACACCATGCTCTCCCGTGTGGAGGTGTGGCTGGCGGGCGTCCAGATCGAGGCTGACCTGTCCTACCTGTCCGGCGAGGTCACCCTGGACGGCACGGGCGGTGTCCGCGGGAAGCTGAACCTAACCCTGCCCGCGGGCGAAGGGACTGCGACGTGGGACCTGCTGAGCCCGATCGGCACGGAGGTCATCCCGTATCGCGGCGTCCGGTTCATCGATGGGACCAGCGAGTGGGTTCCGTTGGGGGTCTTCGGCATCGACTCACAGCGGATGGGTTACGGCGCCGATGGCACGCTCTCTCTGACTGCCCCCGACCGTTGGGCGCGGGTGCAACGGGCTCGGTTCCTGTCCCCCGCCACCACGACGGGCGGCGCGGTCACCGAGGCCATCCGACTGGCCACAGACGCGGTGTCTGTGGCCTGCACGAACGCCGCGACATCGGCGGCCTCGACCAATGCCCAGGTGTGGGACAGGGATAGGGACGCCGCAGCCGTCGCGCTGATGACGTCCGCCAGTGGGGAACTTTTCTTCGACCGCGCCGGCCTACTGGTGGCTCGCAACTCGCCCCGGCTGACTTCGGCACCAGTGTGGACGGTCGACGCAGGCCAGAACGGCGTGCTGGTCAGCGCGGACCGCGCTCGCGACAGGGCGCGCACATACTCCGTTGTGGTGGCGATCGGCACCGCTACGGACGGCACAACCCCGCTCGCCCCGCAGATCGCCTACGACGACGACCCCCTGTCGCCCACCTACTACCTGGGGCCGTTCGGGATCGTGCCCTACTTCTACGCCAGCCCGTTGCTGACCACCACAGGACAGGCCCTCGCTGCCGCCAAGACGATCCTGGCCAAGGTCACGGGGATGGCCGCACAGCTCAGCATCGAGAACGCCGTGAACCCGGCTCTTGATCCCGGCGACACCATCAGTGTTGTCCTACCGAGCCAGAACGAAGCCCGCCGTTTCACTCACGTCGCGATCGGCGACCTGTTCACCGACATCTTCAGTGACACATGGAGGGGCCGAGAGGTGTTCACGGCGGTCTCCTTCCCCGCCACTGTTGAGGCCCATCTGATCGACACTGTGACCATCCCGATGGACGTGGGCACCCCGCAGAAGATCACCACCAGGTCGACGCGACCCGAGGGGGATGTGCCCGCATGAGTGTGACCCCGGCAACCCGCAAACTTGTCGCCGAACTCTCCGGGAAGGCGACGGGCCAGCGGCCCTCGTCGTGGCTAGAACCTGCCGTCGTCTACTCGGTGACCGCAGGCGGCGCGTCGGATGGCAACGCCTTGTGTGTCGTGACGTGGCGCGGCGTGCATGTTCCTACCGCCTACCCAGCCTCGTACTCCCCGACCGTGGGCCACGTGGTCCTGCTCAACATCCAGCCGCCCTCAGTGGTCATCGTCATGCACGTCGTCGGCACCCCGTAAAGGAGCATCATGCCCACCACCACAAACCTCGGCCTGCCTTATCCCGGTCTGACTAACGCCCCCAACGTCCCCGCAGACATCCAGGCGTTGGCGGTGGCTCTCGACACCCCGCGCCCCGGAAGCAGCTACACCGCGTCGGGCAGTTTTGTGGGGAACGCGGGTACGACCGGAAACATAGACATCACCTACGGGGTGACGTTCACCGCAGCGGTGTGGGCCGTCGGCAACGGCGGCTCAGGTGCTGGTCCAATCGTGACCACAGAGGCTGCGACCACGACGGGGTGCGAGTTCATTGTCCGCAACGCATCCGGGGCCGTCGTCGCAGGCGGTTCAGGGCCTTACCGGATCAACTGGTCCGCTACCGGCGTCCTGGCCTAACACTTCTTCCGCCCAACCCCGCCGCCGCGTCCTCCGCGACGACGGGGACTGAGCATCAACCCAACCGAAGGGGCCGACATGCCAAACCCTACTGAGCCGCGTGAAGCCGAGCCCATGGCCGTGACACTCGTCCGCATAGAGACCGGCGTGAGCAACGTCCTGGAGAAGGTCAGCGACCTCCGGACCGAGGTCACCCAGCACCGGGGCGAGATCCGCGTCATCCAGTCAGACGTCCAACAGCTCCAGTCGGACCAAAGGGCCGCGGAGAAGGCTGTGAAGGACGCGGACAAGGCGCGGGAGGACACGGCTGCCGCGTTGGAGAAGCAGAACGCGTTGGCGTTGGCCAAGGCCAAGGACGCGGTGGACTCGGCGACGAGAGCGTGGGCACCTCGTAACTTTGCCATCGCGCTGGGTTCGCTCGTTATTGCGGCGATTGCTGTTTACGCCGCATTCAAGTACGGCGGGTCAATCGCACCGACTCCAACGGTCAGGTGACCGGCTCTTCCGCGTCGGTGGCTAAGACTTCAGCGACGCCGTCAAGGGTCGCCTCGATCCTGTCTAGTTGATCGAGGATCGGTTTGTTCGGGTCCGGAACTTCATCGGTGGGCTGCGTCATCTTGACCACTCCTTTACCAACCCTTTACTA